GAACAGTTATTAAAGGTGTATATTGCTGGTCCCATGCGTGGGATTACAGATTTGAATCGTAAAGAATTTAACAAGGCGGAAAAGTTTCTTAATAAACTTGGAATCTATGACCCGATTAATCCGGCCCGGCTTGATAAAGAGTCGGGAATGTCAGACGAAGAGCTTGTCTCTAGAGAGGGATTACGTCTGGCGATGAAGCGGGACATTGATGCTTTGTTTGAATGTGATGCTGTATTCATGCTACTTGGCTGGGAAAAATCAGAAGGAGCTTTGATTGAGCATCGCTTAGCTACTATGCTAGGCATGACAATTCTATACCAATGATGAATCTTCTAGATACAGAAGTAGAAGTAATCTTTTATACAGAGAGTACTAACGATGGCCCTCCTCTAAAGTGGTGGAAGTGGTGGGTATGGTGGAAGTCTATGCCTAGGATTTACCAGCTTGTAACTAGACAGAAGATTGCCCACTGTGCTTTAAGATTTACCCAAAACGATAAGACATACTTGGTAATCATTCACCAACGAGGTGGAATGTACTTAATACCTGAGAGTAGATATCGTTGGCTAATAAACCAAGAAGGACTTAAGGTGAGATCAACTGTAGTTTCTCTAGGAACTGCTCCTGTAAGTTTGGCTCAGCTATCTTGTTTTATTGATAGACCAGACTTTAAAATATCCCCCTTCCCTATTAATGTTTTGTGGTTCTTGTTTGGCAGGCACCTTTCTAAAACATACATACCCATGACATGTTCTTTTGTCGTGTGTTTAATACTAAGATTTTGTGGGTTTAATGTGGATTTACATATTACTCCTCACCAGTTATATAAGGAAATTTCAAATGGAACTGATAATTATCTCAGGCCCAGCAAGGGTGGGTAAAACTACCATGGCAAACATGCTTGCTAAAGAGGCGTTTGAGATGGGATTCATACCTCACGTTATTGGTTTTGCTAATCCTCTTAAGGAGGAAGCTGAACAACGAGGTTTATCGAAGGAGGAAAATCCTAAGAAGTATAGAGAGTTTTGCCAACACCACGGTGCATTAAAGAGAGAAGCAGATCCTGACTACTGGGTCAAAGCTTTTGAATCAATGTTACTTAATCTATATGAACAAGAGATTAACGATCTTAGGGATGGACGAGTTCACTGGGAACGGTGTGTTATCGTAGACGATTGTAGATATCTTAATGAAGTTTCTCTTGGTAAAAAGCATAGAGCTATTAATATTTTCCTCAGCCCCGGAAGACGAAGACTAGAAGATGGGAATGCGGAGTGGAGAAACCACCACTCTGAAGCCCTCGCCAAATCTGTTGAGGCAGGTAATGAAGAGAACAAGTCTTTATTTAACTACATCATGTTAAACGATGGCGATGAAGAAGATTTATTAACAAAGATCCAGACTATGGCTCCAATATGGTGTAATCTACAGGCTAGTTTTCCTCAGCAAGATTTTGGAAATATGCCTGCGAGGATTCAGGATATAATGGAAGAGATCGCAGACATGTTCTTTGAAGGAGATGATGATGATGACCCTAGAATGTCCGACCACGGCTATACTTGATGGAGATATCTTAGCTTATCGTGCATCTTTAATAGCGGAAACAGAAGATCCCTCCTCAATTCCAATAATCCTAGAAGGTATGTTAGAAAACTGGCTGCCCATAGAAGCAGAGAGTTTTCAGATGGCTTTATCTTGTAGTAGGAAAGAGAATTATCGAAGGGATATATGGCCCCTATATAAAAAGAACAGAGAAACAAAGCCAGAGCCTGAGTTTCTAGGCGAGGTTCGTGATTATATGAGAGATGTTTATGATTGCCTTGAGTTTCCTCGAATTGAAGCGGACGATATCATGGGAATACACGCCTTAGAATCTATTGCAGTCACTATTGACAAGGATTTGAGGGGTGTGGCTGGATGGCATTACAACCCCTTTAAAGAAGACTATCCTACTTATGTGGACGAGAAAGAAGCGGAGGAGTTTTTCTGTGTGCAATGGATGTCAGGCGATAGTACGGATTTTATCCCCGGCCTGTGGAGAATTGGTCCCAAGAGAGCCAAATCTTTTCTTAAAAAGTGGGGCGATTGTAATAGACATGAGAAGATTTTGGAGCTATACTGTATAGATCGGTATCGCCCCAAGGAAACTTGTGATCTTGATGACGAAGAACTTGCACTGGCTATGGCTAGGTGTGTAAGAATATTATCTACAGGGTGTTACGACCATAACACAGGAGAAATCTCCTTATGGTGCCCTAAAGTTGGGGTATAAAGGATAAGGAGTTAAGAAAAATGGACAACTTCCAAGAATTTATTGTTAAAAGTAAGTATTGTAGGTGGAATGAAGAGCTAGGAAGACGAGAGACTTGGGAAGAATGTGTAGATCGCTACTACGACTACATGGAATCCCGCTTTAGTCTTCGAGGCGAGCTTTCAGACCTGCGTGAAGCTACGCTAGATCGCGAGGTCTTTCCCTCTATGCGTGCTCTGATGACTGCTGGCCCTGCTGCTGATGTTGATGATGTGTGTATGTATAATTGTTCATATATCCCCATCACGTCGATTCGGTCATTCTCAGACGTGATGTACGTGCTGTGCTGCGGAACCGGAGTCGGCTTCTCATGTGAATCTCATGTGGTTGACGGCCTTCCGACTATTCCCGAGGACATCCAACGAGATCATACTGAGGTTATTACTGTACCGGATTCCCGAGAAGGCTGGGCAGATTCCTTCAGGCTTTTGTTATCAAACCTGTATAACGGAATCCATCCCACATGGGACACAAGCCTGATCCGGCCCGCCGGTGCGAGGCTTAAGACATTCGGTGGCAGAGCCAGTGGTCCAGAGCCGCTGGAAAAGCTATTTAGATATGTTGTAAAAATGTTTGATAAAGCCAAGGGCCGAAAGCTTAGCTCAATCGAGGTTCACGACATCGTGTGTATGACTGGTGAGATTGTTATTGCTGGGGCAGTACGTCGCTCAGCTCTAATTTCCTTAAGCGATCTTCATGATCGCGACATGGCTACAGCCAAGGCTGGCCCGTGGTGGGAAAGCTCTGGTCACCGTCGACTCAGCAACAACTCTGCGGTGTACACCTCAAAGCCTTCGCTATCTCAGTTCCTTGATGAGTGGTCCTCAATGTATAACTCTCGTTCTGGAGAGCGTGGGATCTGTAATCGAGAGTGCCTGAGTATGCTTGCGGAAAGATCGGGGAGAGAGACAGAGGATATTGAGTTTGGAACCAATCCTTGTTCTGAGATTATCCTTCGCCCCAAGCAATTCTGTAATCTAACTGAGGTCGTTATTAAAGCTAATGATGATCTAGAGTCTCTGAAGGCAAAGGTTGCTTATGCAACTATCCTTGGAACGATCCAGTCAGCTTGTACCAAATTTAAATATCTTGATCCTGAATGGAAGAATAACTGTGAAGAAGAACGCCTATTGGGTGTGTCTTTTACCGGCATCTATGACAATCGTCTGATGTCTGGACAAAAGGGAATGCCTAATCTTCGTTGGACTTTACAAAAACTTCGTGAGGTAGCTCAAGAAACTAATTTAATCTGGGCAGATCGATTAGGAATTCGGCCCAGTAAGGCGATAACTTGTTGTAAACCAAGTGGAACAACGTCCTGTGTTGCAGGAACATCCTCAGGTATGCATCCTAGGTACTCGTTATATTACATTCGGCGTGCTCGTATCGATGTTAAAGATCCTATCTGTCAATTTATGATTGATAAAAATATACCACACGAGCCTTGTATTGCAAGTCCGGATAAGACTATGATATTTAGTTTCCCGATTTCCTCTCCTGCTGGAGCTATGACTCAACAGGAGATAGATCCTGTTAATCATCTGGATCTTTGGCTCGAATATCAAAAGTCTTGGTGTGATCACAAGCCAAGTATTACTGTTTCCTATACAGACGAGAACTTCCTTGAAGTGGGTCATTGGGTCTGGTCTAATTGGGATTATGTAAGCGGGATCTCCTTCCTACCTTACGATAATAATGTCTATGATCAGGCTCCATTCGAATCTATTAGTAAGGCAGATTATGATAAACTCATGGATCAAATGCCAGAAGAAATCGATTGGTTAGGCCTGACTCGTTATGAGACAGACGATATGACAACAAGTTCACAAGAGTTAGCCTGCCAAGGTGGAGCCTGTGAGGTTGTTGATATTACGGAGAAAACATATGCAACATAATTTTGAAACTATCAAACGTAAGATCCAAAGGGGTGGTCAAGTAATGCCCGCCGAAGTGGTTCTTTGTCTTAGAGAACTCCTCTTAAAATTTGATGAGATTACGGAGAAACTTAATGGATTGGAAAAGAGTATCGAGAGTGGACAAGGATCTAATCCAGTATCTAAGAGAAAAGTTTCCAAGTCCAAAGTACAAATCAACAGCGACAAATGACGAGCTTGCTCGCATGCTCGCTATTCAGCACGGTATAGAAGAAGTAATCGTGGCTATAGAAACTTTAATATCTTTACAAAAGAAAGGGCAATAATATGGGCTGGTCATGGGATCCAAGAGACTGGGTAAGTGAAGTACTAAATGTTTTTTCTGATGTAACAGGAATTAGAGAACTAAGTCCTGAGCGTGTGAGCGAACATGAGACTAAAAAGTACATGGAGAAGGTAGCTGCTGAGAAGAAGAGACATATGACAGATCTTAGAAGAAGAATGCGTTCCCAGAATATAAGAGAACGTCGAGAAGCCCAGAAGGAATACAATATGATTCAGAAGCAGCACGAAAAATCAATGGCTGCAACGGATAGAGCTTCGGCTCGGAAGCTAGAGCAACAAAGAAAAGCGGGCGAAGAAAGATTAGCACGTGTGAAAGAGATAGGAGATGGATCAGCATTTAAAGACGTAGATGGACAATGGGTTGGGAAAGTTAGAAGTTTATCTAGACTTGGGAATATTGGTCCTTTAAACAGAGATATTGATGTTCAAAGAGGAACCCAAGACCTTCCTGCTGATAGAGACAAGATGGAAAGGAGACCTAAGTAATGAGTGGATTATTTGGTGGTGTAGATATGCCGGAAGGAATGTCTGCGGCTGATAGAAAAGATCTCTTAGATCACGAGAATACATTAGCTGCTGAACGTGATGAAAAAGCACGACAGTTCCAGAGGGAACAAGACAGGTTACGGCAAGCACAGGAAAAGGAAGTCAGGCAAGCTACCGAACTTCAAGAAGCTGAGAGAATTCAGGCTTTAGAAGAAATGGAACGAGCTGCTGCTGGGGCTGCTGAGACAGAAACAAATATTGCTCAAGCGGATAAAGATCGTAAACTTACCCAGATGTGGGGAGCTTTAGGTACAGGCCAAGAGGCTAATACTTTCCGCAGTGTAGAAGAACAGAGACCGGAGTGATAAACCATGAAGACACATCTTGTAGATAGGTTTAGGGTACTAGACTCTTGCAGAACCTCTAAGTTAGAGCGAGCTAGATATTGTTCCAGCCTTACTGTACCTTCCATTCTGCCCCCAGATGGTTGGACAGAGCAGGACCAGTTACCCCAGCCGTATAGCTCTGTTGCAGCAAGAGGTGTTACCGCCATGGCTAGTAGAATGCTTAGTGCTCTACTCCCGCTAAACGATACTCCTTTCTTTAGGTTTGATGTATCCTCTGGGGCTCAGCCCGAGCTGGAAGTATACTCATACCTGAGCAATTTAAGTTATCAGGTTTACAATAAACTATCTTCTGGTAATCTAAGAGAAACTATCTACCAACTTCTTCAACATCTTATTGTGATTGGAGATGTGATGGTCATTATAGAAGACGATCTTAATCTAAGAATTATTAGACTTGATCGTTTTGTTGTTCGTAGAGATGTGTACGGAGATATTGAAGAGGTTATTTATAAAGAGTATGAAAGTATTGGGGAAGAAACCGATAACGTAGATATGTTTACTTCCTCATTAGATATGGATAGTCGCCAAGGTTACAAACCTCTCTACACACAGCTAAATAAAAAAGGTGAAGAATGGATATCTAGAACCGAAGATGCGGAAGGTAACGTCACCAACTCTGGAAGTTACACTGTTCCAAACTTTACTGTTTTAAGATGGGCAGGCATCCCCGGAGAAAACTACGGTCGAAGCCATTGCGAAGATCTTATCGGTGACATCAAAGCACTAGAAGGATTTACTGAAGGATTAATCAACGGTATTACTGCCTCCTCAATATTCTGGATGGCTGTCGATCCCACCGGTATGGCGGAAGTAGATGACATTAACGGTACGCCTACTGGTGGATGGATTGGTGCAAGGCCTAATGAGGTACATGTTGTATCTCCGGCTACTACTATGAATCCTCAGATTGGACATACTCAGTCGGGTGTTGAGATTCTCCGTAGGGAATTAGGAAGAGCATTCCTTATGGATAGTGCAGGTATCCCTAATAAAGATCGTGTTACAGCTACAGCAGTAAGAATGCTAGGCCAAGAGCTAGAGAATGTACTCGGCGGAGCTTTCTCTGCCATTGCTAGAGATCTTATGAAGCCCTTGGTTTCTAGGACAGTATTCCTCATGATCAATGATGGCATGGTTGATGATAGGTTACAAGGGTTATTTAGTAAGGAAGGTGGCCTTCTTGATGTTGAGATCGTAACCGGACTTCAGGCACTGAGCAGAGATTCTGATCTTCAGAAGCTCATGCAAATGGGTGAGATGGTAAGAAACCTCCCGGAGCCTGCGGCAATGATGTTTAGGTGGGACGAGTATGGTAAAGCATTGATTACCTCTCTTGGCTTTAACTCTTCAATATGGGTTAAGAGTGAGGAAGAAGTAAAACAAGAGCAGATGGAGCTGGCCCAAGCACAGGGACAGATCCAAGGTGCTCAACAAAATGAGTTAGCTGCCAATCAAATGGCACAACAAGTTATGGCCCAAGCAGCTCAGCAGGACTTAGAGCAAACAGGTGGGGCAGGAATCCAACAGGCAGTGCAACAAATGCAAGGAGTATAGTAAATGGCAATTGAATCACAATCAGCAAACTTCTCAAGGACAACAATAGCAGGATCTCCTATATATAAAACAGGGGCGAGTACTGATATTAGTGCTTCGTCTAATACCCTTGTGACTGATAAGGTGCAGACTGTTTCTACTAAAGTTTCAGGAAAGTCGACAGTTGCTGCTCTTAATATCGCAACTGCCTTTGCTGCTAACGGCACTCCTGCTGCCGGAGGAACAGCTAGTCTAACTTTAGTTGATAACCATTATACCCTTGCTGGAACAACTGGTACAACCCCTGCCTTGACTATTGAAACTCCCACTGCTACTAGGACTTTCTTCCAAGATAAAACAGGAACTGCCGGTACTGCCACATGGACTTTCGATAAGGCTCCTACTGTGGGTGAAAGTATTGCTATTACTATGAAGAAACCTGATGGATCTTCTGTCACGAAAGCTATTAAGGTTGCTGCTGCCGGAACCTCTAATGGTACCTTGGATGGGTCTTTTATTCAATTTGCTGCGTATAACCTAACAGATTCTGGAGATGCCGCTAAAGCTGCGAGTGCTGCTACAAATTTCAAAGAGGCTTTTGAATCTGCTAATGCTTTTGGAGATCCTACTAACGGAGCGTCTGGTAGAGCTTATGCTAATAAAACCGACACAACCGAGGCTAGTGGAACCACAAACGGTAGAGTCATTATTCAAGCGACCAGACCGGGTACTGTTACTAATACAGCATTAACTCCTACAGCCACGGCTGCTACTGCAACCTTTACATTCTCAGATAAACCTAACGAAGGATCTACTATAACCTTAGTAGATACCGATGGAACATCTGTAGTATTTGAGATTGATAATGAGGATAACGGTGTAACCGGGAGTAATATTGCTGTCAATGGTATTGCTGCCGCAGGCGGTGGATTAACAGGAACAGCAGCAGATTTAGTTGCCAAGATTAATGCTCAGGGATCGTTAGATATCACGGCCACTAACCCATCTGCTGGTAAAGTAGACCTTGTTCAGGGAGCTACTGGAACAGCAAGTAATAAAACTATTACCGTTAACGATGCTTCTCATTGGAACTCAGTATGTTCTGTAAATGTTCCCGCCGCCTTTACGGGCGGTGTCGCTTGGGACGATGGCTGTAGTGTTAATGTTCCTGCTACTATTACAGGAGGCGTTGATGACACTGCTGCACTTGCTCAGGCTGAAGTTAATCTTGCACACGGGGGTGCTTGGGCTGCCTATAGTCTCAAGGAAGCGGTAAGCCATGCCACCAACGGGTTAGGAAACTATGGTTTAACTGCCACAAACACTAACAACGTGGTAACATTTACTGCTGCGGTTGGAGCTGCCGGAAACTCCACGAAGTTTACTACGAATGCTACGTGGCCTCAGCTTTCCACTGTCTTACCTCCTAGTAATACTACAGGAGGAACTGACGCTGTTCTGCCTGACTTTGCTTATAGGTTATCTTTAGATGGTGTAACATATACAGACTGGACTACAATTATTACGGATGTCAAGGCTAATGAAACCGGCCTTAAGTTAGGAACCATGACACTTCCGGATAATGTACCGTATGTGCAGTTTGGTTTCAATACTACTGGTAGCGAGTTGAGCTCAAAAACCGGAAGCCTTTCCTTTGAGTTTGTAGGTGGAACATGAGTCAAGGAAATGGATGGGAAACATATAAAGTTCATGTAGTACACGAGCTTGAGAGAACGAATGAACGATTATCTACTATAGATAAAAGATTATCTGTCATTGAAAGAAAGCTTGCGGTATTAGATACTAAAGTTTATGCTGCTACTTTTATCTTTAGCGGAATCTGTACCGCCGTCTTTAATATTTTAGCCGGAAAGGTAATGTAGATGTTTAGAGGAACCCCAATAAGAAGGGTGGAAATTATAGGTAATGACGATAACTCGTGTGTTAAGATAAATCACAACCAAATGATTGGTCGAGGTACTAAGGAATATTGTTTAGCTCTTCGTGAAAACTTATTGGAAAACCGAAACTATCGTGTACCTGAAGACTGGGACACTACATGGGATATTAACTTAGGTCCAGTGTGGACTCCTGAGGATTTGTCTCTTAAGTGCTGGTATCAGCCAGAGTATTTTCATCCATTGTCTACCACCAGTAGTACAACCGAAACATCACAACCTGACGAGTCAGTTGCTGTAGATACTATGTTCCACAACGGATTAACTAGTACTGACTTTTCAACAAATGCTCAAATACAGGTAGGTAATCAAGGCGGTACCCGAACTAGAACAGCTATGGTATGGGATTTAACCGAGCTTCCAACTACTGCTGTTATTACTTCGGCTACCTTAACTCTTACCGAGCATACAGATGGCATGGACGATGAACAAACCATTAGGGTACAAAGAATAACCCAAACTATGACAGAGGCAGCTACATGGGCTACTTATAATGGCTCTAATGCATGGACTTCTGCTGGTGGTGACTACTCTACTGATATCATCAGTGATACAACTACCAGTGGGGGAGATTTGACAATCAACAACTCTAAGTTTGTTGAGCTTTGTCAGGATGCTATAGATAACCGTAATAGATATCTTAGGATCCTTATTGCTACGGTGTATGAATTAGGTGGTGGGAACAGTGGCAATCAACGTATGAAATATAACTCAGCTTCTGACAGTACTTCTGGGGATAGACCTAAACTTGTTATAACCTATACCGATAGCGGGGCTGAGGATAAGATATATAGGGCCGAAGATAGATTGGGGTCTTATAACGCCGAGCAAAATACAGATGATAATAGGATTCCTACTTTCAGTGCTGCCCTAAATGGACACAAGGGAATTAAGTTTGGTGGTGGGACTACTTTACCAGATTATCTCAGTATTCCCGATTCGTCTGTAGGTTCCGACTTTGATTGTGGGGTCGCAGGTGCAGTGCCATCAAGTAACTTATTCTGTGCTGTTGTAGTTAATGCTAAGGGTATAGTGAATGGTGGCGGGCTTTTTACTATATTTTCAAAAGGAGGGGAATGCGGTATTGAACTTGGTGTAGATGATTCTAGTGATTACAAATTTGTACTCAAACTAGCTCAGCAGACACACGACCATACCGCAATTGAATCTTCGGATGGATTGTTTATCGTGTGTTTTGGAAGGTCGGGGACAGCTGTTAAGATATGGGTAAACGGAGTTGAAGTAAGTAACGCCACCGCACTTTCCAATAATCCGAACAACGATAGGGATGTTCTATTCGGAGCTACAGAACCATCAACGGACAGTAGAGGGAGTATCTCATATAGTGCAATGAGTGAGTTTTGGGACGGTATTCTATATGAATTTATGTGGGCTAAGGCTGGCATGAGTGATACCGAACGACAAGAAATCGAAGGATATCTCGCACATAAGTATGGCTTAACAGGTAAGCTAGAGTCTGATCACCCTTACAAAGACAATCCTAAAAGAACAGACGCTCCTAAGGAAGCTATCGCTGCGTCTTCTATCAATTTAAAAAGTAAAATGGATAACCGAGATGCAAAAACTGCTGCGGTTACTAAGAATTATACAACATAAGGAGTTTGTGATTTATGTCCAATGAACAAGTTGAACAATCCTCTGACGGGACTCAGCTTAACATCGAACCGCAAAAGCCCGAGTCGGCTTCAGTTACTTTCCCAACAGGGTCAGTTGAAAACGCTCAGGAAGAAGCAGAAAAGAAAGCATTTAAGACTTATGTAGAGCATACAGGTCAACCCATCCCTGAAAACTTTAAGGATGCAGAGTCTTGGTTCTCTAGTCTTAAAGAAGCACAGGCTAATTATACAAGAGGCCAGCAAGAAATTGCGGCACTTAAGGAACAATACGCTCAGCAAGGTTCTGCACCACCGCCTGAGGAGACTCAGCCGGAAGTTGTTGCTGAGCCTGAGATAACTATTACTGAGAATAGCCCGGAACTTCGTATCCAGAAGCAGGTACAAGAAGAGGCTAATGCAGTAGAAGCTGCTAATATCGGAGTAACCCAAGAAACTTATGAGGCTTGGGCTATGGAGATGGCTTCTACTGGAGAGATTTCAGAAGCGACCAGAAACGATATTAAAAACAGGACTGGTTTTTCTGAGAAAATGATTGATGATTATGTGGCCGGGCAAAAGGCTCGGCTTCGTGAAAACTTTGCTAAGGCTTCCAACGTGGTTGGGGGACAAGCAAAACTACAACAGATTTTTGACTGGGCTTCCCAAAATCTTTCAGCGGAAGACCAGCAAATGGTGAACATAGGATTGGCTTCGCCGTCATATGAGGTGACCCTTCGTGGATTATCATCTATGTATGACCAAGCTGTAACCTCCCAGAAGGCTGCGGAACCTGCGCAAAATCCACAGCTAAAGCAAGTGTCTGCCAGTGAGACTGGTGTTAGGCCATACGCAAACTCTCGGGAGTTTAAGGCTGAAAGAAACGATCCTAGATTTACTTTAGAGCCTAGGTTTAGGCAAATGGTAGAGCAAAGAATGTCTATCACAGACTGGAACGGTCTACCACACTAGGGTTTCGCGGACCCACAGGCAACTGATTAAATTGACCACGCCTCCCCTTTGGATAAAGCGAAGGTAATGTCAGAACTATCCCGAGCCATTAGTATGAGACTCCACAAGGAACAATCGAAACTAAAAATTAATTCCGCTTTTTAATTAATAGTTTTACATTTCTTTTAAAGGAGAAATAAACATGGCACTTGAAGGACCAACTGGCGACAGTTTTAATCAAAGTACAGGAGATGGCTTAGTCTACCGCACTAGTGGTACGGCAGCAGCCTCAGGCGCTAACCCACCCGGTAAGCTTTGGCTTCCGATTTGGGCTGGCGAAGTAATTAATGCATACGACGAGTACAACATGTTTGAAGGACTTGTCGGAACTAAGACAATTTCAAGCGGCACCACGATGGAATTCCCCATTACGGGTACCGTGTCACTGAAGCCCGCATGGGGTGCCGGTGAAGAGCTGATCGGTGGTGAAGATTCCACCGCAACGACGTTCAAGGTCACTCTTGACAAGCGTCCAATGGCCGCTCACTTCGAACTTGATAACGTCGACCTTATGCTCACGCAGTGGGAGTATCGTTCAGAGCTCGCACGTCAGGCTGCATTGACTTTGGCTAACACCAGAGACAAGCAGATTTATTCTTATCTTTGCCGTGCGGCTATGACGAGCCAAATTGGTACCGATCCCCGTCCCTCGATGGACTTGGACAGTGCTCTTTATGGTGCGTTAGATGGCGATGGTGACAATATTCTTAACTGGGGTGCTTCTAGTGCTACCGCAGATCAGCGTGCTGCTGGTGCGTTGACTGCTCTGTCAAAGATCGAAGACTACGTTGTCTTCCTTCAGGAGAACAACATCCCTTACGGTAACTTGTTCATGGCAGTGAGCCCCGCTTGCTTCATGGACATCCGTGCACTTGGCGTGGCTCGCACTGCGTCTGATGCTAAGGATTCCCAGCCAATGTTCGGTGGCGTTGCTCAGGCCGGTGGTCTTGGTGTGCCGTTCGCACATGGCATGGGTCAGCTGCATGATAGTCTTGAGTACATGGGTTGTACCATCATCAAGACCAATCATGGTTCTGATCAGCTTCGTGACCTTTACGGTTCCGATGGTTCTGGCGGTATTGGTGAGTCCAAGTACAACTTAGACTTCAGTCTGGGTGATTCTGGCGATGACGCTGCGGATCAGATCCGTGGTATTCGTGCTGTTATGTGGACTCCAGATGCCATTGCAGGTATTCGTCTGCAAGGCCTGAAGGTTGATACGGTTGATGATATCCGCCGTAACACCACGTTCACTGTTGCGTCGATGATGAGCGGTACGGGCGTTCTGCGTCCTGAGTGTGCAGCTATCATTACGACCAAGCAGGTCAATCACGATGATTGGAACCAGCGTTCTGAGCATGCTGCGGCTGCTCACTGTGCCACCGACATCGGTGAGTATCAGGCTGGCTGATCTTGTTCTTAACGTAGTATTATTCTACGTACCGAACACCACCTCCCTAGGTCTTAACGGGCCTAGGGAGGATTAACCTTTAACTACAGGAGGACTACCATGGGTATGATATCTAGGCTTGATGCTATTAACCATATGCTGTTGATGGCAGGAGAATCCATGGTGGATAATCTTGATGTTGACACAGGTGGAATGGATACTGAAGTATGTCAAGGTGTGCTTGATCGGGTACTGACTGATTTTCAGTTCCGTGGTTTAGCTAATAACAAATATATAAAAAAGTTTAGACTTACTTCTGACGGTAAAATTTTTCTAGGCAATGGTGTCCTATCAGCAGAACTTATATCAGATCATAATAGTACTGATAACTATAGGATTATTGGAGTCGCAAGGTCAGATACAGATACACCCTCTGCGATACAATATCTATTCAATGTAACAGACCAATCTGATAGATGGAAGAAGGATACTGATTATCATGTAGAAATGGTAGTAAAAATAGAATGGAAGGATTTAGATAGCGTCATTCAAAGAGCTATAGTTGCTCAAGCTGCAAGACAATACCAACTTATTATGCAAGGCGATGTTGAGGCCGATAAGTACCTCCAAGAGCTGGAGGTTATGTATACTACACGGGGCAGGGCGGCAGATGTTGATGACAAGCGTCAAACAATCTTTGGATCGGGTACTCGAAGATTAAGAGATATCCACAGAAGAGCCGGGTCTTATAATGATCCCAGTAGATTTAGATATTGGAGAACTCACAATGGCTAAAGCTAGAGCTTCTAGAGCAACTTCGTATTTTCCAGTAAAAATACCTGTATACTCTCTTAGTGGAGGAGTTGGTAAACAGATTCCCACTAAAAGATTACCAACAGAATGCTCAGTATTAACTAACTTCTTCTGCACCACCCAATCATCTCTAGACAAACGCAACGGCTTCCGGTGGGCAGATCTTCAAGGAGACTTTGGGAACTTTTCAGACGATACTGTAGAAAACTTATTCTTCCATTGGATGGAAGTCGATGCTATAACTTCATATTTATTCATTATCAATACTAACGTAACTTATTCTATTTGGGAGGATCATCCTGATAAACAACAAATCTACGGTGGGCCAAGGGAATTTCTTACAGTTTATAAGATCACAACCAATCTTCAGGAAAATGATTTAAGTGATGCTAATTATATCACCACTGAAAAGTTACCAACTCTCCTCGGTAGCGGCAAGACGTACATTCATTGGAATTCGTGGAAATATTTAGTTTATCAAGATCCGGATCCAGCGAAATATTTACCAGCACAGAAAAGACTTGAGGCGGTAACAATCGGATCGTCTGTTTTGATTTTGAATAAGCAGGTTAAGGCCGGATTTACAACTATTAATGGAAAGATCGAATTAGATTTTACTAGCGAGGAGACACAGTGGATTGCTACCGAAAGACTCAAGGCTTTGGATGGTACTGAGCTTCCAGAAGGTGAGCCTGTTACAGCAGACTGGAATACATCGGCAGATTTATATGGCGGAAATATCCAATACTTAACCGCAGCTTCAGTAGACCCCCAAAATAAGGCTGAGGTTTGGAATGAGTATAAGGATTATACTTGGGGCAGCACTGTAATTGATCCGGGAGACCCTGTTTTTAAACCGGGTGCAGATGATGACAGCCTCGGCAATGATAGTTATCCTTTTAAACAATTCAGGGGGAGGACATGGGACGATAGTCCTGATGTCGTAAACGGAGGTGGGGTCTTAGTTATTGATTTTAATTCAGAAGTACTTAGATTGGACAGTACTACTGCATATCATAAAGATTCAAAACTAGGGAATCAAATTACTCTCCGAGGAAGCACTAATGATGGTGAAGCTCAGGTAATGAATTACGTATGGATGCATCGAGAAAAAGAAGGAGATAGCTTCGAGATAAGAAGGACCGGACAAAAACATTTCTTCACTTCAGACGGTACTCCAGATGGAACAGCTGATGGTCCGGAAAGACCAGAAACCTTTGTTGTAAACCCTGTAGATCACCTGAACAATACTCAAGCTACTGCTAAGCTAACTCTTCCAAGGAATTACGCATATCATAGATACCCAAGACAGACTTTTACTTATGATCGAAACGATGACGGGGAAATCGGACACTATGAGGTCGATTACTCTCCCGGCCCTATAGCCGCTCTTAATGGATCTTTTGGTCTTATGAGTTCACATTTGGAGAGTGGTGTGAATGATAGATCCAAAACTGAGGGGGACGGGTACTTTGGTAT